AGTATCTTTACGAATTAAATTACCATCTTCACGGTAATCAAAAATTTCATGGAGCATTTTTTGAGTAATCATCATCAAAAGCCCAGCGTCATTGCGTATGCGATAGCTGCTGCTTTAGAAGTTCCGCTTGGTGTAGACCATGTCGGAGGGGATCCAGAGCCAGCTGATGTTAATACTTGCCCCGAAGATCCAGGACTAGGTGTGCTACCTACTCCAACAGAACCGTTTGCATAAAGTTTAAATAGCGGTGTTACACCAACGCCACCATTATAGAATGTAATATTATCCGATGTTCCAGCGCTGAATCGAGCATTTCCTGTTCCGCCATCGTAGTCAACTACAACGCCATCAGTAAATGAACCACCATATGTACTGGTTGAGTAGAATCCGTTACTTGCAACAATAGACGTTGCTGTTGCAGCACCTAAAGCTGGAGTTACTAAAGTTGGGCCGTTACTTAAAACAAGATTTGTAGTACCAGTAGAAGTAGTTACACCAGAACCACCGCTAGCAACAGGCAAAGTACCGGTAGCAAGAGCAGAAGTGGATGTTGCATATAAAGCACCATTTAAAGTAAATGAACTTAAATTAGTACCGCCGTTAACTGTAGGCAATACTCCGCTGACACCAGTAGTTAAAGGCAGTCCAGTTGCATTGGTTAATGTACCAGATGATGGAGTTCCTAAAGCTGGAGTTACTAATGTAGGCGATGTATTAAGGACAACAGACCCAGTTCCCGTAGAAGTCGTTACCCCTGTACCGCCATACAATACCGCAACAGTTGTGCCTTGCCATGTACCTGAACTAACATTTCCTAATGCGCTTACATTACCGTTACCGTTTAAATTAACAGACTTTTCTGCTGGGTAGGTAATAAATATTGCCTGTGTACCAGAGCTGAAGTTAGTAAGAGAACCACCATTACTTGAGGAAAGCACCGTAGTACGTTGCAATTGGTTGCCACTTGAAGCATAAGTGCCAATACCAACTTCCCAGTTTGCGCCACCTTGATCTGCAATAGTGTAATAACACGTATCAGAATTTGACATGGTGGCAGAAAATGCCTGATACCCAGTAACTGCGCCGTTAAGCGTAGCACTGCCAGTACCAGGACTAGTGGTAGTCTCTTGGACGCGATCAGATAATACTAAGGCCATATGAAGCCCCTACTTAGGTCAATGTTGCTGTGTAAGTTACATTCAATGTATCGCCAGAAGCAACAGTACGATTACCGCCAGTAAAGTTACCAGCAGAGTACAAAATACCTGTAGTGCCGCTAATAGCACTACCAGTAGTCATAAATGCACCAGCAACAGTGCCAGAACCATTAATGTTAAATGCAGTTGCTGTAGTAGCTTTAGAGCCACTAGAAGCAGCAGACCAAGATGGTGCTGGGCGTGTAGCATTGCTATACGATGTAAACTCAGTCCAACCAGCATGACTAGCCATTGTGTCACCAGCAGCATATGTTGGGCTAGAAGCACCGTTAACCAAGCCAAGATACCAAGCGGCTGTGTATGCAGAGCCAGCAAAGTACTTGTCTAGCATATCATTTTTACCGCCAGTCATTACCAAGTTTTTGATAATGTCAGACCATTTAGTATTACCATCAGCATCTATACATTCAACAGTATAGATACCTGTAGCAGCAACGCCTTCAAGCGTTCCTGTTTGTGCAATCAAAGAGGCATTCGCCATCTCAGTTGCTTTTGCGTTTTCAGAAAACATAATTTCTCCTTAAGAAATTCGGATAATTGCAGAAGTATTGGTAGCAGATGGGAACTGTACCGTAAAGTTACCGCCAGCTGTGCTTTTATCTGAACCAAAGTCCAGTACACAAACAGCGGGATTCGTTGTGCCGTTGGCTAAATAAATCAAAGCGCCACGAGCAGTAATTGTTGATGCTGTCCATACTTCGTCAGCAAAAGATAAATAAGCTATATCTCCAGATCCACCTACAGTTGGAGGAACAATAATAGTTAATGCTTGTCCGCCAGCAGTGTACCCTGAGCCACTTGTTTCGCCAGTTGCTGTATATGCAGTAGTGCTAGCATTAAGTGTTGCTGAGTTTGTATACAAAGCAATTTTAAAAGTTTGGGATGTGCCAGTGCCAAAATTGTAGACCCCATCCATGAGACCTACTTTAAAAACATCACATGCGTAATTACCTGTAAATGCCATATTAAGTTACCTGTACCCTAACTTGCCCAGATCTGTATGAATCTTGTCGTTCTAAACCATCGCCAAGACGTTTTAATTGAGCCAATGCTTCTGTGTATTTTTGACTATACAGAACCATCATGTCGTTTTCACCTTTCATGTAAGTGTACGCTTCTACCAATGATCCGTAAAGCAAAACAGTATCAAAATTATCACCTAACCATGAAGTTCCTGTTGGATTATTAACCGAGCTAACTGCTACTGTAAAGCCCGATCCGCTAGATCCAATTGTTGCTGTAATGCTATCGCCAACCGTATATCCTGAGCCGCCGTATGAAACTGTTGCAGAAGTTACGATACCGCTTGCTACTGTTACATTGATAAGCGCTCCCTCTCCAGAACCGCCAGTAGTGCTTAAATTGGTATAAGTACCATCAACATAGCCAGATCCTGGAACAATAGTACCCAAAGAGCCTATAGGACGCTGGACAATAGATACTGGATAGTAGTAATAATGCAGTTCCATTGCATAATTTACGTCTGGAGTCGGCCCAAGAATAAACGCTAACTCATTGTTATTAGCATATCTAGAGCCAAATAACGCATAATATTTCGGTGTTCCTAGACTATTTGGTGCTGGGTATGCCTGTCTAATAAAGCTTACATCTTTATCCAAAAGGTACTCATATGTGCCTAAAGTAGGGTCAATGACCGCCAAAGAAAAAGATGACAAGAAATCATCTGGACAAGCTAGGTAAGGACTATTAGGACTTACTGTTCCAGTCACATTTTTTCGTAAAGATGGGATTTGAACTGTATTAAAAATACGTAATTCAGCTTGCTCAATAAAACGATTAATCTGCTGTGCGGACGATACAGTAGACCCATCGGCGAGATAGGTCAGCGGAAACTGGTTTTCCGTGTAGTCTTGAACTGCAGAAACAAGCTGATAATAATTCATTAACCCATTTTCCCACTGGTTTTACGACCTTTAGTAGCAGCGCCATAACCGCGCATCTCACCAACACCATAAGGGTTAGTATTTTTATTAGCGCTATCGCCAATGCTGACTGTACGTGCTGGTTGAGTAACTCTAGTCTCAACACCACTCATTGTGTTTGGATTAGTTTTGTACTCAATATCAGCGCTTTTTGGGTTTGTCATTGGCTGCTTGTAGATATTGATATCATTGCCACCGCCAGTAGGATATTGAAATCCAGTGTATACGCTAGCATTTTTAGCTTCTTTAGCGTGACCCAATGGATAATCTTCAGCGGGTGTAGTTTTAAATGTTTTATTAGACATGATTAACGTCCTCTGCTTCCAGATTTTTGATGCGCAGCACGAGCTAAGTTGCGACCAAGAGCCTTCATTGATTTGCTTGAAACGCCTAACGATTTTTTACCGCCAGCTTCAATACCAATACTTGGGCCTGAATCGCCTAAGTTTTTACCTTTTGTTTTGCCTGATTGGGTTATACCATCGGCAGCTTTACGAAATGTCATTTTTAACTCCTAAGTTGTTGCAACTGTTACTGTTCCAATTTGAACGCCTAAAAACAAATTGTTGGGTGTTAGAGAAGCATCAAAAGAACTGGATCCACCTACAGGATTCCAACCCCACTGAAACACCCTACTACCACCACTTGGTACTCCAAATGCATCTTGCGAAGTACTATTTGTATTAGTAATTTGCAATCCGCTATTTCCAGAAACTAAGTAGCTTATATCAGGTCTAGGTTCACGTACTGCCTGTGGATCATCTACTGGATACATCCCCAACATTAATTGAGGCTGATCTGGATCCCAGCATTCTGGACAAACCTTGACATTATATAACTTTGTTTTTAACGTCTGTTTCTTTAATTCTACAAGCTTATACCTCTGACCACAACGATCACATTCGGCAATGGAGTGTTTAGCTGAAGCATACTTACTTGACATGTTTATCTATAGTAATTCATGTTTCTTGGGACAAAACGACTTGGGGCTTTCTCACGATCCTCCGAAGAAGCTAAATCCCATTGTTGCTCATAATCTGCTTTTAACATCATTATCCGGTTAGGATCTACATCCGCTAGCTTTTGACCTAGATAGTAAGCCAATCCAGCCACCATGACGGGGATAAAACGGAAAGGGATATCTGTGGTACTAATACCAGTGCCAGCGTCCTGTATACGGCGCATACGCCAGTATACGAAGGTATATTGGTCTCCAGGTGAATTAGGTGTAGGCCATACATTAATAGACGGAAGCATAGGAACCGATATAGCGGCTCCTATTAAATGTGATGTAGCCGTTGTACCATTTTGACCACGGAATACGTTTATAAGGGTATTCCCGCTAGTATTGGCGTAGTAGATGACCTCATTATCGACCTGAATATACCCGGTTGAGGCTAGTTGATCAATATTTACCACTGTAATTGTAGTGTCTGTAGAGCTAATAGCAGCCCCTAAAACCGCTGTAGTAGGGTTGGTATTGCCCGATTGACGGTTAATCCATACCTGAATTGGACGACCTTGGGTCAGTTTATTAGGTAAGGTAGAATAAGTGGACTCAGAAATACGACTAATATTAATGTCAATTTGAGTACTTTGTACGCCATTATTGGTTCTAATTACCTGATCTAAAATGTCAATTGTATCTGATGGTATAGGATAAACACCCTGCCCAGTAACTAAAGGGATAGAACACTGTTCTATAGTCCATAGATTGATACCTCTATTAGCCCATTCTATGGTTAACAAGTTAACGCTACGGCGCGCAGTACGAAAGTCATAACCAGTACGCAACTCTTTTCCACAGCGCTCAAATGCCTCCTCAATGAGGTCATTCATGTCCAAGTTAAAAGCTGTCATGCCAGTAGTTGTCATTATTTTCTTTTCACTGTTTTAGCAGATTTAATAAAGTCTGCTTTACTAGGCGCACCTTTAGATCCAGGCTTACGCATTTTCTCACCAGAGCCAGCCTTGATTCGTTTTTGTTTAGCATGGATGTTGTCATATAAACCAACTTTTCCACCTTCTGCGTACTCAGTAAAGTCTGTACTGTCTCTACGGGCTTTCTTAACGCCTTTTCCCATTTTAGACGGCATTACAGCTCCCATTCCGCGAGAAGATCTCATGCTTTTGTTTTTCCACGAATAGCGCAACCATCTGCACGTTTAGAGGCAGAAGATACTGATCCACCCTTTTTCATGCCAGTTACATTGCCCATAGTGTCTACAGCAGGAATATTCTGTTCGGTAGTTCCAAACATTTTGTAGTCACGCTCTTTTTCAGCACGAATACCACGTTCTTTATTACCCTTGTAATAAGCTTCCCGCTTTTCTTTTTCAGTGCCAGTTTCTGTATATGGCATGATTTAGCACCATTTACCTTTAGTCTTGCCTTTGGAAGCAATACCATCAGCACGAGCAGAAGCTGTACCACCTTTAGCCATTTTCTTAGTAGCCTTGCCACCAGCGCACATACCGCCTTTAGCCATCTTAGCGCCACCCATAATGCCTTTAGTTGGGCCTGAATCACCAAGGTTTGTGCCTTTAGTGTGAGCGCGCTTTTGAACGGCAGACTCGCCAAATTTAGTTAATTTGTTTGAACCAGCTTCTACATCCTTGCTCATAGAGCTAGGATTAGGAGTTTTATCGTATTTCATAGCCATACCACCTTTTTTAAGTTTAGTTAAGTCAGTCTTTTTGTTTTCATGCAATTGTTTGTCATGCATGTTAAAAGCTTTTTTGATTAATACTTTGTCTTCTTTAATGTCATCGTGTTTCATAGCGCCACCTTCTTTAAACTTTTTACCTTTGTCTGCTTTTGCAAAATCTCTTCCAACAGACTGGGGAACTCCTGCTTTTTTAGCAAATTCTGGGCTATGTGCAATAGCCTCCATAAAATTATGCTGTTTTTTACTCGTCGATGGCATTATCTTTTCCTAACCAACCTTGAACGGTTTTGCTTTCATAGATACGAAGTCCTGACCATACAATACTTAAAAGGGCTGCTATAGCGGGTAAAAAGTTCACAAGCGTCCCTAGCACGGTTAATAACGACAGAGCATCAACAACGTGTTTTGTAGGCTCACTTACATGGTCAAAAAAATCGCTCATACTAACACTTCCACGCCCGAAGGCTTTTGTTAATTCTACTATCTGGATCTTTTGCTGTCTTGGTAGATGTGAGTTTGCTTTTCATACCTTCCATTCTTGCACAGAAAGACTTCTTGCGACTGCCACCCTCTGGTTGCGGTGGCTTCAAATTCATACCCTGAGCCTTTGCCGAAGCACGACCTTTCGCATTCAGGCCACCATTCGGATTTTTGCCTTCCTTGCGTGTCCATGCGGGAGTCTTTGCCATTATGCGGCATCTTTCTTGGATTCTATTGAGGTCATTAATGGATATAGATAATCTTCACCAAATGCACCAGCAAACTCTTCCATACCCATATGACCTAATTTGATAGTAGGATCAATCCAAACTTCAAATCCTAGTTCTCTAGCGCGGTCACAAAACAAGAAGTCTTCACCAATATATGTACCATCTTTTAATGCAAAGTCAAAGAAAGCGGTAATTTCATCGCCTACTTTTTTCTCATCATGGTAACGCCATTCTGGATGGGCTTCATATAGTTGCTCAAATACTTCACGGCGGATAATCATAAATGCTGTAGCTACGCGCTTGGCTCTAACCAAACCCATATGATTCATGAATATGTTTTCATCTTCATCAGCATCTAATGTAGAGATATATGTCTTACCTTTTTTACGGGCTACTGGAATACCAGCAACAATACCCTTTTTAGGATCACTATTCCATGCCATTAAACGAAAAATATCTTCAGCTTCAAAGTTAATATCCGAATCAATAAACATAAGATCAGTGCAATCTGAATCTAAAAAGTCTTTAGCAATCAAGTTGCGAACCCGAGAAACAACAGAACACCCAGAAATATTACAGATCTGGATGTCAACCCCATGCTGCATAGCACGAGTACAAAAAGAAGCCAGCGATATGGCCAGCTTTGCAGTTACTTTAAAGTCGTAAGTTGGAAGACCTAACATAATCTTCCGCCCTACTAAATTATATGATCCCTGCGCTTGCGTCGTTTCTGACATTTTTTATCCGTAAGTAATAGATATAGCTGATAATGTAGTTCCAACAGCATATATACCATTTAGACAAAGAATTCCTTCGCCTGGAAGCAATACTTGAAAAGGCTGTACAGCAGTTGAAAACTTAAATTGATACAAAATAGCGCCAGTAGTATCTGTGCCATCATAAAGTGTAAAAGTTCCACCTGTACCATTACCAATAAAAACAATAGACTTTAATCTAATTCTGCCAGTATATAGTTGTGCGGGTAAAGTACCAGCATAAGCTGACTTCACATCATATTGCATTGTCATAATTAATCTCCTAAAGATGTAATGGGGGCACTAGGCCCCCGCAAGATTAATTTTGGAATGTAGTTGGATGCTGGCTGCCATCAGAATTACGAACAGCGTAGGTAACAATAATAGTCGCTGCACCTGTAGTCAATGATGTACCAGTCAATGTGTAGTTAATCAGCACATCAGTAGAGCCAACGTTTAACCAACCGCCAGGAGTAGTTGCGTTTGCGCCCAAAGCTACAGAACCAACAGAAGTAATAGTGCCAGTAGTTGTAAATGCTGTACCACCAATATCTAAAACTGCAGTAGCTGCAGAACTAAATACAGTTGTAGTAACAACTGTAACGTCGACGATTTGTGAACCAGCTGGAACAGCGATTGGGCTGCCAGTCAATGTACCAAATACAACAGGGAATGATTGAGAAACAACTGTGCAACCTGTATTAACTAAAGTTGTGCCAGTAGTGCCAGAAGTATAACGATTTGTACCCAATAACCAAGGGCCTAAGTGTGTAGCGAATCCCATGAGGATCTCCTATATACAAGTTAAGCCTATTAATCGGTATATCGTCTGCTGGGGCAGTCTAATAGGCTGGTATCACCCAGATAACCAAAGTATACATCTTTTTTAGATAATGCAACAGTTTTATAAAGAAAAACCCCCGCTTTTTGGGCGGGGTCTTCCTACTACAAAGGTGCTGATTAAGCGCCTGGTGATCCCCACATACCGAGTGGATCTGACCAACCAAAGGAATAACGCTCACGAGACTTGTAACGGACGTTACCAGTATCAAAGTCGCCGTCCATGCTGTTCTGCAATGGAGTACGCTCAAAGTGCTTCATTCCGTTTGGAACATCAGTAGTCAAATAGTAACCATTGGTGTCTGTCAAGAAGTGGTTAATTGCATAACCATCTGGAATAGAACCATTGTTCATGATTGCATTGATGTCGTTATCGGTTGTACCAACGCGCAATTGAGTTTCGAGCAAGCGAGTTGCAACGAACTGTAATGCAGGTGGAACAATCAATTTCTTAGGTTTAGCAGCAATCAACAGACCACGTTCATCTGTCCAGCCAGCGATTTGAATAACTGCAGCTTCCAAAGAAGTCTCATTCAAGTCAGCAGGAGTAGATTGGGTGTTGCTGTTTGTGCCACCAGAAACTAATGGATGTGCTGTGCTGTACAAAGGTACGCCATCGCCGCCGTTGTAAGAACCATTGGTGTTGAAACCATTGTTAATTACGGCTGCAGCTTTAACTTGCTTTGTGTAAGCCATAGCACGAGCCAAAGCCTTAGTATAGCGAGCTGACAAAGAATCGTAGAGGTTGTCTTCGATTGCTTCTTCAGTCAAGCTAAAGCCAAGGGCGATAGTTTCGTGGTTGTAGCGAGCTGTGAAAGCTTCTTGTGCATTGTCATAACGAATAGCAGAGCCTTCGTTTTTGACTGGAGCAGCAGAAAAGCCTGACAGTTTTGTTTCTTCTTCAAAAGAACGCTCAGAGGTCTCAGTTTCGTAGATCTCTTTATGTTCTTCACCGTA